TGCTCCAGGGAGCGATAAGTCGGCAAATGTACGACGGCAAAGAAGTGCAGAATATCCAGGTACGTCAACGTACTGCAATGCTGCCATTAGCAATGCTGAACTTTTTCCACCGCCAGCCGCTCCCCCGAACAACGCTTCTAGAGCGTTCGTGCGAAGAAATACTTTTTGGTTAATAGAGGGTTCCTCGGGGCAAAATGGAGGTTCCTTAGGTTGAAGGTATTCGAGGACCTCCGCCCAATTGGGTTTATTATCCATTGTAAAAGACCTTTAGTTGTTCCTGCGACAAAATTGTGCGCTACTGTATGTTATATGCCAGTGCAGGACAAAAAAAAGAAACAACGACAGAATAATTGGCGATTAGCGATTCAGCAAAGAATAAAGCTAAATCGCACTACCTTCGCTTATGTATTTATGTTGTCATTTATAATACTTACTAGTATTGGTGTTGGCTTAATATTCCCACCGGCTGGAATAGTGGTTGCGGGTATAGGTTGCGGACTTTTTGGATTCATCTTGGGGCTTGAGTAAATAAAATTATGGGCTGGAATACACCACAAAACAAATCAATTAAAAGCACTAGCTCTAAAGAGTTAGGTGTATACGGCGCTCCCGTTTCGATGAATCCCTCATTTGCAGGAAAGCCATACAGGGACTCGTGGGACATAGAGCGCGCATACCGCGAGGGAATGTCTAAGATAACCTGGGTTAATCGATGCATTGATGCGATCGCAGGAAACCAAGCGCGACTACCTATAGTTTTGCGTAAAGATAACTCCAATATGGGTGAACTGGTTGTTGGCAGAGAAGCCAAAAGATCAACCCTCCTTGAGCTTCTGAACACAAAATCAAACATAGGCGAAAACTCTTTTATTTTCAGATACAGGCTTTCAGCTCAGCTTCTTCTCGGAACGCGAGGAGCGTTTATAGAGAAAATTCGTGGCCGCGATGGAGGAATTGTCGCCCTAAACCTTCTTCCGCCACAATCCACATCTCCGATTCCTCACCCAAAAACTTTTGTTTCAGGCTATGAAGTCATGATGCCAACCGGAGACAAGGTTATTATGAAGCCAGACGACGTCTGCTGGATTCGTAGACCTCACCCCCTTGACCCTTATCTTTCACTGACTCCACTTGAAGCTTCTGGGGTGGCAATAGAAATAGAAAACTTAGCAAAACTTTACAATAGGAACTATTTACTTAACAATGGAAGACCTGGCGATCTTCTCGTAGTAAGAGGAGAAATAGATGACGATGACAAAGAAGAGCTACGTAATAGATTTAGGGGAAACTTGTCTAAAGCCGGTCACACAACCGTAATCTCATCAGACGATGGTGTTGATTTTGTCGACACATCTGCAAGTCCCAGAGACGCCGCATACATACAAATGCGACAAATAACAAAAGAAGAAATTCTTTCAGCTTTCGGAGTTCCTGAGTCTGTTATCGGAAATGCGTCCGGTCGTACTTTTAGCAATGCCGCAGAAGAAATCCGTGTTTTCTGGATGGAAACAATGCTTCCACATTTAGAGCCACTCGCTCGGGGGCTAGACGAGTTAGACGATAAGTACTATTTAGACTTCGACACCTCCGAAGTTCCAATCCTAATGCTCTACAAGCAGGAGCGAGACAGGTATTTGCTCCAGGAATTTCAGACTGGATTAATCAGTGCAAACGAATACCGGACCGGCTCTTCAAGAAAAGAAGTAGAAGCAGACCTCGCTGACTCTTTGCTTATGAATCCAAATCTTATTCCAATTGCCAACACAAAGAAAAAAATGGAAGAAAATCAGGCGATGATGGGGGAGCAGCAAGGTATGCCAGGACAGCCCCCAGGTATGCCAGGTATGCCCCCAGGTATGCCAGGGATGCCCCCAGGTATGCCAGGACAGCCAGGGATGGAAGGAGCACCTCCTCCGCTCGATCCAAACACTATGCAAGGGGCAATCGCCGAATCCATGGCCGGGCAGGCAACTCCTCCAGCTGGCGATTTGGCTCAGACTACAATCCCATCGGAAGCAATCACGCAGGGGATGCCGCAGCAGCAAATGGCAACAGCGGGGGAACGTCAAGCCTCCATCGAGACAAAATCGCTCAGCGAGACATACGATGAAAAATGTCAAACAGCCATCGAGAGATGGTCGGAGATACTAGCTCGCAGTATCGAAAGACTGCTAGAGCGTCAGCAAAGAGTTGTCATGGAGAAATCTTCTGGAGCAAAAGCCAAAAAAGCCCTTTCTGCTGGGACTCTCGATATTGAGCAGGTACTGGCTGTTGATGTTTGGAATAGACAGATGGAAGACGACATAAAGCCCGTGCTCACATCGATCATTAATGATTCTTTCGATTCACGAAAAGAATTTAAATCAGAAAATGGGATTAAAGTTAAGTCCATTCCGACAATTGATGTTGTAAAAACTATCGAGTCTCACCTGATGAAAATAAAATCTCTTAACAGCGATATATCTTCAGAAATATACAATCTGATGATTAAGTCTTTTGATTTTTCAAACGAAGAAGAAAGACTCAGAGCGTTTAGGCAAGGAATTGGAGAGATGTATGCCAACCTTCTTGCTCATGATCAGTTTGAGATAGCTGAATCAGAAGCTCGATCGGTCTGGCTTTTTGCTCAAACAGTATAGTTTCTTTATATTATTTCTTTAAAAAATATAACAATACTTTCCGTTTCAGATTAGCAATTTAACCTATCATCTCATTAGACGAGAAAAGGTGCTTAAATGTCCGGAAATTCTTTTGAATATAAAGCTGGTTCAATGTCGTCCGTTGTCAACGGAAAATCCGGCGTACTGAATCTTGACGAGGCTCAAGGCATGGTCGAGTGCTTCGTTTCCGGAATAGGGAACAAAGATTCTGTTGGCGATATCGTTCAGAGCGGAGCATTTACCAAAAGCCTGATGCGGCGCAAGCCTCGTGTGGTGTGGGGTCATAACTGGAATGACCCGATTGGCAAAGTTCTAGAGATATACGAAGTTCCGTCCACCGATCCAAGACTGCCAATGAAAATGAAAATGGCTGGCATAGGAGGACTTTTTGCCCGTGTCCAGTTTAATTTAAATTCAGAAAAGGGCAAAGAAGCATTCGCTAATGTTGCTTTTTTTGGCGAAGACCAAGAGTGGTCAATAGGCTACAAAACTCTTAGAGCTCAATTTGACCAAAAATCTCAAGCAAACGTAATCTACGAGCTTGAACTCTACGAAGTTAGCCCAGTTCTCCACGGAGCAAATCAACTAACAGGCACTATTTCGGTAAAAGCAGGGATGCCAGGAACTTACGACGTCGAGAGCCCTTCCGGCCCTATGGTTCAGCAACGTCCATCCATGAGCGATGAGCTAGAAATAGAATTGCAAAAAGTTCTTGGAAATCAAGTCTCTGTGACGGAAGTTGACGAAGACAACGGAATGGTCTCCTTCAACAGAACAGACCAGTCAAATTCAATGGAAAAGTATAAATGTCATTTTTCCAGAGGTGGCAATGGCCGCTTTATGTTTGGCGCTCCAGAAAGAATAGTGATCGTTGCTAAGCCTCAAACTTCACCTCCAGTTATGCCTGTTGGCGGGTTGCCTCCGGTAGATCCTCAGAGGGTTGTTCGTCCGAGCCAGATGCCATCGATTCCCATTGCCATAAAGCCAGGGCCAAACGGAATGACGGTGGTACCCCTACCAGCAGTGCAGTACGAAGGGCAGAGCCGCAAGCCAATTAGTGCCGATGACCTGGATCAAGAAGAGTCAGACCTCAGAGACGCACTACTAAAGATCGTAAAGCGTCACGGAAAAATAAACGAAGATTCTGATGGAATTTGGGCAGGCTACAAACCAGCTGCACAAAATCCAGTTGCTGGAATTGGGGTTAAATGCTCAAACTGCGTTTTTTATAACAAGGACAACAGCTGCCAGATTATCGACATGGCAATAGAGCCTGAAGGGAAGTGTCGCTTTGCCATAATCCCACCAGGTGTTGTAAAAGGCGACTTTATGGCCAAAAAAGAATACGAATTCGAGACAGAGGATAACGAAAACGAATATATTGCTGACTTTGAGTTCAAGTATCCAGGAGAGCTGTTTATTGCCGGACTGCGTGGAATAGTAAAAAGAAAAAGAAGAAAAAAGCGGAAATTCAAACATCTAGCCGAGTTCGGTACGTTTGAAGATTCTTTTGAACCAGAAAAGCCGTATTTCCTGCCAGTATCCACAGATTATGCTTTTCACGTAAAGCAAGCGTTAGATCCAGTATTTGACTACCATAAGGTAGATACGTATGTTGACCCAGAAGGAATAGTAATAACAAATGGTGTTTCTTATGAGTTGATTGACGCTATCGATACAGCTTTAGATAATTTAAAAAAAAAAAGTTTAATCAGTGACGATCTAGAATTTAAGGTATCCGCCTACAGGCTCGGAAGAGCCATAGGAAGTAGAGCCAATAATAAACCCGGCATCGGGGGAGCAAGATCTGCAGGTAGATTTTTCTCGACCCCAAATGCTGAGAATTTTGATCCAAGGACAGCTATTGACCGCAACCTCAATGGGATTGTGGGCGAAGGTATATTCCTTCGTGGTACTTCTCTTGAGCAGCCCGACCCAACACCAGACGGTCCAGGCTCAATCAATAATCCAAAAGTCCCCGGTAAAATTGAAGCCCCAGAGCGCTCCTCGGTAGCGGGAACAGAAGCTCGGCCGCTAGGCAGTGGTTCGCGGGAAATAGTAACAGCAAAACCAAAAAAAGAGATAAGTAGATCTATGTCTGCGGCCAGGAAGCAGGCTCAGGCAAAAAACAAAAACTATTTGGATTTTCTAAGAAAACGCGAAAGCGACAAAACCATAGATGAGCGGTTTAAGTTCGATGGCTTTTTTAACCAAGTTTCTTCTACTGGAAAGTTTTCTTCAGGAGGAGACGGTAATAATTCTCTAAAGCCTGGCGACATAGTAGATACGGCAACAGCTGAGGGCAGAGCCGTAATCGATGAATACTACGCTCAAATTGGCAAACAAATTCTTGAAATGCTTCAAGAAGCTGTAAATAATCCAGAAAAATTCAAATGGAATATGCCATGGAGAGAAGGGGAGCACAACCCCCGAAACCCAACAAAGAAGAACCAAGGTCAAAAAAGCTGGTCCTACCAGGGGACCAACCGTATGTTGTTAAACTCCATAGCGGTATCACGTGGTTACGAAACCAATAAATGGGCAGGGATAAGTCAATGGAAAAAATTTAAAGGGAAAGCATCGCCGAATGCTCGTCCTGTAAATATCTTAGTTCCGATACTTGGATCAGATCCACGTCAGTACAAAGTTGAAGAAGTCTATAACGTAGCGGATATTGATGGTCTGCCTCCTGAAATGTATAAGCCAGAAATCGACCTGGAAAACCTGAGTCCAAAAGCTCGTGTTAAAAATGCAGAAGCGATAGTTAAAGAATTAAATCCAAGATTAAGAGAGTCAAATGTTGGCGGGCCATTTTTCTCTCCAAACGGCGACTTCATAAATATGCCGCCGTTCGAAACGTTTAATGATGCGGAAAGTTATTACTCAACCCTATTGCACGAAATGACGCACTGGACTGGGCATCCAAGCCGGAACAATAGACCTCAAGTTGCAAAATATGGGTCACCGGCGTACGCGTTTGAGGAGCTCATAGCAGAAGTTGGGTCTTCCTTTTTGCTGGGAATGCTTGGCATTTCGCCCATGGTTAGAGAAGATCACATAGGATATCTAAAATTCTGGGCAGAAAAGATTAGAAACGATCCAAACGCTATCAAGACTGCCATGGGTCAAGCGCAGCAAGCCGTTGACTGGATGCTAAATAGATCCAAAACATTGCGGCGTCTATCGGGCATGGAGGATAACGAAAGAAAAGCTAAAAAGTCATCAAGAGACACCGTTCCGCTTTCAATGTTAGAAGGGTATGAGGATTCACCAAAAGTACCAACAAGCAGACCAATCAGCGGCCCAATGGGAGACATTGACCTTATTGATAGAGCGGACAACATCGACAAACGTTTCTCCAGTGGAATTCCCTTCCTCGACAAAGAGGACGACGTTACTGACACTTCAGACCTTTCTTCTTCAAAAGACAGAAGAAAATATGGCTCTCAGTCAAAAGAAGAGCGTATGTATGGCGATATTGCCTCTGTGTCCGACTCTCAGGGCAGGGCGCTTACGCTCGACGGAAGATTCGCCAGTGGCGGAAATCCAATAAATGCTCGTAGTGGATCGAAAAAAAGACCCGTAAGAAGAACTCCTGCTTCAACAGACGTTAAGTCTCTTCTTAATCTTCTTGTTCCTCCTACGGATGAACAGCGAGACATTATTGATCTTGGATTAGCAGCTGTATACGGTCAAGAAAAATTAGTTATCGGAGTTGATGCGGCAGCGGGTTCCGGTAAAACAACCACAATGAAGATGCTCGCAGCAGCAATCAATGCTGAATTTAGCGTTGATGACATTCTACAAAGATTTGCCGGAGATGCTGTTACTAGAAAGCAACAGCTACTAAAAAAAGCAAATTATCTTGCAGCTAAGTACCCAGCAAAAGGTTTTGAAGACGTTGATGTTTTTTGGCCAGAGAGCACAGATGAAAAAACCCTAATCCAAGCAATCAGGGAATTGGGAGAATCTCGTGGAGTAACGGAAGATAATAAACCGACAATCTACTACACGGTTTTCGGTAAAGAAAACCGCCTAGAAGCAGCTGAATCATTTCCTGGGAACACAGGAATAGGAACGACTACTCAGCTTGCTTACTGGTCCTTGCGTCAAGGAATCGCAGAAAATGACAGCCCGGAAAATAGAATATTAAATGCGCCGTCGATGAGAAGAAAAATAGAACTACTAACTGACTATGCAAGAAGAAGATCGTTTAAAAATAGAAACCAACCCATAACTGTGGATGGTTATGACCAAGCAAGAAGACAGCATGACTCAGAGAGTATGCAATTCATTGGATACAGGCCTAACTACAAAGATCTTGGCTATTCAACCGTGGAAACTGGCAAGGACATGCTTGCATTTCTCGAAAAAGCTGGTGTGAGTCTTCCCAGAAGAACAATAAGCGTTACAAGAGGAAAAGGCAAAAAGGCAAAAACTAAAAATATTGAAGTGTATGATGTCCCTTTTACCATGCCTGACGGGAATAATTGGATCGAAGTAGACTTTTTTGGCGAATACCTTGCAATGGCATTCAGAAGGTGGTCATTGTCTTCAAACCCGGAAGTCACAAAAGATGTTTTTAATCTAAGCTTCCGCGAGCAAACTGACACGATGACCGGCAGATTCTCAACTAAAAAGGCACAGAAAAAAACACAAGCAATCGATGAACAACTTCAAAACGTTCCAGATAAACTGATGGATGAATGGCTTTCATATGTCAAAAAAGCCGCAGATGAATTGGTTGATGGAAACGGCATGTTGCTCCCAACTCAGGGGCAGTTGCCAAAACTGCTACTGCTCGCCGATCCGGATCTATCAACAAATCCTGGTGCTCTTGGGCACGGAAGCAAAGACAGCCTAGCGAATGAAAAAATACCTGCACAATTTAATATACGCAGGGGCGATGTTGTCTATTATGGAAAAAATAATAAATTTTATGATGAAGTAATAGATCCGCAAACTGGAAGAATTTCGTCTATACGTCAATGGGACAAATCGGAAGGAGAACCATGGGTTGTGGTCTCTATCGATGGAAGTCGTGGCAAATTGAAAAAACAATACGCATCAAAAGAAAAACCTATATCTCTTTTTGCGATCGACGAAGCACAAGACCTTAATGAAGTTTGGGAAGAATTACTAAACAGAAATAAAGAAAGAGTTTCTACAATAGCAGTCGGCGACGACAGACAGCAGATACTTGGCTTCAACGGTTCAAAGAATATAATGCAGTCAATTTCTCCCGATTTTGTGCCGAAATTAACACAGTCATTTCGCTTTGGTAGTCTTCTCGGGTACATGGCGACGCTCATTCTTGGTCGGGAAAATAAGTTACTTCAGGATCTCTTGGATGAAGGCAAACCGTTAACTGCAGAGCAGTGGAAATACGTTGAAGGGGCTGCTGACACGGCAGCTAAACGACACATAGAAAATATTTTTTCATTTGTTAAAGCTGGCGATTTTGGTGCAGCAAACAGCGTTAACGATACTGTTAAGCGACTTTATGGAGTTAGTTTTGATTCATATTTAAACGGTGAAAACTTTGCAGGAATGACGCCAAAAGCAAGAGCAAAAGCGCTTACTGAATTAAGAAAAGAAATAGACGACGCAAAAACTAAAATTGCAAAAGCCTTAAGCACTCGAGTTGTCGATGAAAAAGAAGAAGTTTATTTTGGTAATTTGCCAGACATGGCTCTGTCGCGTGGAAAAGTTCAAACTGTCCATTTAGCAGTTCAAACATGGAAAGACTTATTCCTTGAAAGTGCAGTTTTCCTTGGCGGAAGAATCGACAATCCAGAAACACTGCGTGATTCCCAGAATCTAACTCAAAATGAATTTGATCAACTCGTTAAGCCTTTAAGTTCAAAAGACAAACCTCAAATAATGTTAACTCAGTCAGCATGGCAAGAAGCTGTTGATTTCTTTCAACATATTGACTGGGCTGAAAAAACTGCAGCCGGTTTAAACCCTGGAAGAAAACCAGAAAAATCACCTTTAATCGGAGATTATTGGGATATGGCAACAATAAGAGAAAGATTTAAATTAAAATCAAAATCTCCAGGAAATTCATTGTATCAATTGTTGTTTCAACCAGTAGACGGACAACCAGCCGGATCTCAGACAATGTTTGCAAGCCAGATGCTTGTTTCCCTAAGGGGTGGCGGAGTAGTGCTTGCGGATGGGACAAAGTCGCACCGTTCTTCTAGCATCAGGCCAATGAGGGACAGCCTTGATCTAGGCTTGATGGAGTTTGAAGAAAAAACTCTTAGTCAGATTCTGTCAAGTACAGATAGGAGTTCAAAATCATCAGATGTTAACGCCGCAACAAAAATATTTGTTGTACAGCCTGATGCAAAAGGAACCAAGGATGCTGTTTATTTTGAACTTGAATATGATTTCAAAGACGGCCAAGATGCTATTAACCCAGATGACTTTCAGGTTATTGTAGAAAAAATACCAGATCAGCCTGGAGAAAGATTAAGAGTCACATCGAAGTGGACAAAGGCTGACGGAACCCCAAAGTTTGAGACAATTGCTGAGTTTGGAGAAGCTGAAACGGTAGAAGAACTAGAAAAAATCGCTTTTCGAAGAATGCGAAATAAACTTGTTATGACAGCTACAGCTGGCAGATCAAACACGGGCACAGATCCACGTGAAACTTTTTATGCAACTAAACAATTTAAATGGACTGGAAAATTAATTCTTTCTGGTGACGGAGTCGATACTGGAAGACCTCAGGCGGTATATGCAGATCCGAACAAGTACCCGGATACTTCCGGAAGGAACTTCGATGGAGCATACCTGTCCGACACTTTAGGGATACTTGATCGCCTAGGGCTTCAGTCGAGGACAAGACTGAGCTTC